GAACAGATTAGCGGCGTCATCAGGCAGGGTTACTATCAGGGTCAAACGACAGATCAGATTGTCCGGGCGCTGCGTGGCACAACCAAGGCTAATTTCCAGGATGGCACGCTTGCGCAAATCGACCGCAGCAATCGCACTGTCGTCCGCACCGCAGTCCAGCACATGTCGACCGTGGCGCGGCAACAGACCTATGAGCGCAACAGCGACCTGGTTACCGGCGTGCAATGGGTGTCAACTCTGGACAGCCGCACGACAACACAATGCCGGTCACTGAGCGGGAAACGGTTTCATGTCAACAAAGGCCCGCGTCCGCCTATCCATCCGAATTGCCGCAGCACAACCGTCCCGGTGCTTGATGATGCGTTCGACATCCTTGACAAAGGCGCAAAGCAGGCAAGTAAAGGCGCGGAAGGCGGGCAACAGGTATCGGCTGACCTGACCTATTATGAATGGCTTAAGACACAGCCTGCTGATTTCCAGGACGCAGCCATTGGGCCTGTTCGCGGCAAACTGCTGCGCAATGGCGGGCTATCAGCAGACAGGTTTTCCGAGTTGCAGCTCGGCCAGAATTTCCAACCCCTGACGCTTGAACAGATGCGCGCTCTTGAGCCGCTGGCGTTCAAGCGGGCAGGGATTTAATACCGGCTGGGCCGGGAAAATGCACGGGGTGCATCATGTCATTGAAGTTTGAAGTTGATACGGTTGAAGGTCTGGATGCGTCGATTGCTGGACTTTACGACAAGACGGAAAGCGGAAAGTTCCGCTTGAGGGTTGAAGGAATCGAGGACACGACCGGCCTGAAACGGCAGCGCGATGAGTTGCTGAGCGAGAAAAAGGCAGCCGCGCAACGAGCGAAAGAAGCCGAAGAATCCGCACGAATTGCCGCAGAAGAAGCCGCTCGCAAGTCCGGCGACGTTGCCGCGCTTGAAAAGTCATGGCAAGAGAAGTACTCTAAGGGAATTGGCGAAAAAGACAGCGAATTGTCCGCACTGCGGGGCAGTCTGAACAAGATGCTGGTCGACAATGTTGCTGTGAGCCTGGCCAATGAATTGGCTGTACAAGGCAGCGCGGCGATACTGATTCCCCACATTAAAGCCCGCCTGGAAGTTGACACGACCGGCGGCGAACCCAAGACGATTGTTTTGGGAACAGATGGAAAGCGTTCTGCGCTGACTGTCGATGAATTGAAGGCAGAGTTTGCGGCAAATCAGGCGTTCGCGCCGGTGCTGGCAGGCTCGAAAGCGACCGGGGGCGGGGCTTCTGGTACTGGTGCAGGCGGCGGGGCCGCGAAAAGCGTTACACGCGCTCAATTTGAGCAAATGTCCGCCGGACAGCAGATGGAACACATCCGCGCCGGTGGCAAGGTAAACTGACCCCAAACCGCATAGGTGCATTATGACCACGAACACCCTGACGAACCTGATTCCCGATCTGTACGCCGCTCTGGACGTTGTGTCCCGCGAGCTGGTCGGCATGATCCCAGCCGTAACCGTTGATGCCAGCGTAAACCGCGCCGCTGTCAATGAAAACGTCCGCGTTCCCATCGCTCCGGCAAATACCGCTGGCGGCGACATCACCCCGGCTATGTCCATCCCTGCCGAAGCCGACCAAACCATCGGCTACAGCACTATCGCCATTACCAAGGCCCGCGCCTTCCCGTTCTCGTGGAATGGCGAGGAACAACGCGGCCTGAACAACGGCCCAGGCTATCTTGGCATCCGTGCCAACCAGATTGCCCAAGCCATGCGCGCCGCTGTGAACGAAGTCGAAACCGACCTTTGCGCACTTCACGCCGTCATGTCCCGCGCAGCCGGTACTGCCGGAACCACTCCGTTTGCTACCACCACTGCTGGTCTGACCTCTGCCCGCAAGATTCTTGCCGACAATGGCGCGCCGCTGTCTGATGCTCAACTGGTGCTGGATACCACTGCTGGCGCCAATCTGCGCACACTGCTGAACATCAACAGCACCCGCGATGAATCCAAGTTGCCGATTTCTTCGCAAGGCGTCATTACCCGCATCTCGGACATGAATATCCGTGAGTCTGGCCAGGTTGTGACTTCGACCGCTGGTACTGGCGCAACCGTCAAGACCAATACCGCTGGATACGCTATCGGGGCAACCACCATCACCCTGAAATCTACTGGCGGCACTGGCACTGTGGTTGCTGGCGACGTTATCACCTTTGCTGGCGACGCCAACCAATACGTTGTTACTTCTGGTGACAGCGATATCAGCGACGGCGGCACTATCACCATTGCGGCTCCCGGTCTGCGCAAGGCGATTGCTGCTTCCGAAACCGTCATCACCATTGTCGCTGCTGCCGCCCGCTCGATGGCCTTTGCCCGCTCTGCCATTGTGCTGGCTACCCGCCTGCCGGAGCGTCCGGCTGAAGGCGACCTGGCGCTCGACGTGATGACCATCACTGACCCGCGCTCCGGCCTGTCGTTTGAAGTGGCGATTTATGGCGGTTATCGCAAGATCCGCTACGAAATCGCGCTGGCATGGGGTGTCAAGTGCATCAAGCCTGAACACACCGCGCTGCTTCTTGGCTGATGAATCACCGGGCAAGGATGCCCATCATTCCATCCGGGGCGGCAAATGACGATCACGGTTGAAACAGGATCAGGCACGAACGCAACCGCAAACAGCTATGCCAGCGTAGCGACATTGCAGGCATATGCGGAGGCCAGAGGCTACACACTCCCCGACACCGACGCCGGTTGTGAGTTGTTGCTGATCAAGGCAATGGATTACATCGAGTCGCGTCGATCACGTTTTCAAGGCGTCAAAACGTCAAGTACTCAGCCGCTGCAATGGCCGCGCGAATGGGTAATCATTGACGGTTACGCAATCAACAACGATGCAATCCCTACTGAGTTGGTCAAGGCGCAGTGTGAACTGGCCGTGGCCGCTTACACGATTGACCTTCAGCCGACATTGCAGCCGTCAACAGTAGGCCAAGTCAAATCCAAGCGCATCGAAGGCGCGGTGAGCATTGAATATTTCGAGTCCGCAGCCAGCAAGTACAGCCTGCCGCAATTCACGGCAGCCAATGGTTATCTTGACGTTGTGTGCAAGCCGAAAACATCGTTTATGGTGCGGGCATGACCTTCTATGCTGAAATGTCGACAATGGCTACCGATTTGCTGACGGAGTTCGGTCGAGAAATCGTCATTACCCGTCCATCGCTTAATTTCAGCAACATCACCAACAAGCCGGTATCAGGCGGGACAACCAACCTGACCACCATTGGCGCGTTCACCAACATTAAGCGCAATCTGGTCGATGGTACGCGCATCCAGGATACCGAACGAGTCATGGTCATTGATGCGACAACAGAACCACGAATGGGCGACTTGCTTGATGTGTCCGGCCTTGTTGCTGTTGAAGCCGTTGGTGCTGCACCAGGAACAATCCTAAGTACTGGGCAGGCTGTGGCGTGGACAATTACCGCGATTAAAGAGGTCAATCCGGCCGGGACGCCAATCTGTTACTTTGTGCAGGTGCGGCGATGAGCAAGCAGAGCTTTGCATCTGACCTGCGCAAGTTTGCTGAAAAATGCAACAGGTCGCTTGACGACACATGCCGCGCTGTGGCGATCAAATGGTTTTCTAGTACCGTCATGGGTACGCCGGTTGATACTGGCCGTCTGCGTGGCAATTGGCAAATCACTCTGGGCACTCCGGCAGCAGGCGTTACCAATCTACTCGACAAGTCAGGCGCTCAGGTTGTGGCTAACATATCGCAACAAGTGGGCGGCGTGGGTAAGGTAAATTATCTTGTCAATAACCTGCCGTACGCTGAGTCAATAGAGTACGGTCACAGCAAGCAGGCGGCGCAGGGCATGGTGCGCATCAACTTTATCCGCATCAAATCCATTATCGAGCAAACAGCGCGGGAGCATCAGGTATGAGATATGCCGATATCCAATCTGCATTGCTGGCCGCTTGGGATGACGGCGCTTTCGGCCTGACGACTTACCTGCCTGACCGTAACGAAATGCCGACGACGAACCATGTCCGTCTGATGTTTATCCCTGCCGTCAACACGCCCGCAACGCTTGGCGATGACGGAACCAATGAGGTGGCCGGTATATTCCAGGCAGATGTCATGATGCGAACAGGTCGCGGAAATGGCGAAGCGCTTGAAGTCGTTGACACCATCTGCGCAGCGTTTCCATCGGGCAGACGCCTGACATATAATGGCCAACAAGTAATCATCTGGGGCGCTGAGCTGAACGGCCCTAAATCCGAAGGCGGATGGCTTCGCGCTACCGTCAGTATCAATTTTGCAGCCTATGTGCGGAGATCGACATGACAGTAGCTGGCGGCAGTCGCGCCCGTTTGGCCTATGTGGCCGAAGTCACTTACGGAACGACACCGGCAACGCCGT